CTTTAATTCATCAAAGTTGCCTATGCGTGACGCCGTAACAACGACGCTTACCTTGACAACGGCACAATCATAGGACTTACTGCTTATTTTTAGTCAGGTAAATGTGGATATGCTCTGTCGTAACGAATGGTAGCTGTAACAGTTTTCTTGCCACCATCTTCGTTTGATCAACCATCTTCAGAAATACCTGATACCCAACAACCCTTTAAATCCCAATAACGAACTAAAGTGTTATCTGGTAAGTATTCAAGTACTGTAGCATCCTTCTTATATTGATCTGAGCTTGGGATAGTGTCATCATAAACATTATAGGATAATGCTTGCCAAGCTAATAAAACCGATTTACCATCTGCTCCAACAAAGTCGTTGATGACTAAATCTTTAGTATCAAAAGAAGGCACACCAGCATAGTAAATTTTACTATTGCCACGGCTAACTTCTAAAGGTTCCTGGGTAAAATGAGGTGGATCAAAAGATACTACTGAAAAATCAATAACATCTTGAGCCCCTCTAATATAAGAGGAATCTTCTTCAGGATTTTCTCCAACCTTTAATAAGTTATCTACGCCTGTTAAAATAAATCTAAAATTATTTTTACGAACAGGTTGGAATTCTCTTGGGTTATCTGCTAAATGATATGTTCCAAATGTTGACATTATTTATCCTCCTATAAAGTTTCAGTTACAGTAACATCTTGATCTGTTAGCATAACTGTTAAATCAAAATTTTCAACAGCTTCAATAGGTGAAATTGTTAAAATTGCTTCAATGGTTGCTTTCTTCTTTGTAGGAACTCTTCTCCATCTATACCAATTTAAACCTCTACCAGATGTCATTCTGTCTAATAAACCAGAACACATAGCTTTAAAGTTAATCCATGTTACATCATCATTTGGTTCAAATGTACTTCTAATAGAAGCTTCATATAATGTTTTCTTAATATCACATAATAACATACGGATATTTAAATATTTAAAATATGAATCTACAGAACTATTTACAAGTGTTGTTCTATTACCTCATACCTTGTAGCCATAAGAACCAACCATCATGATTGGGTTAACATAGAAACTTAAAGTGCCTTCATCTCCCTGTAATTTGTGCATTTGAGCTTCTGTAATCTCTTCAACTGGGGCTACTAAGCTTGGAACAACACCTCTAGTTACGCCAGAAGCTGCGAACCAGTTTGCATTAGATTGTACACTTCTACCATAAGCTAATAAATATGCAAGTGATCCTGGTAGTAAATAATCTGATGTACTATTTGTCTGATTTTGTGCAGTAATTTCATTCGAAAAATTGAATGTGCACCACGGGAAGAAACAAGAAGCAAATATACTACCGTGTACCATTGTAGAAGATGATTCTAATAAATTCGAAACACTAACCTTTTCATCTAAATCTAAAAGTGCTAAACAATCACCTCTACCAGCAGCTGCTGCAATCATTGCTTCTTGCGGGCTTTGATAGCCACCAGAAGTTATAAATTTAACATTATATAAATTTTTATCTCGCAAAGAAATTAGTGGGGAATCATCACCATTCAAAACTTCATCCATTACAATGGATGCTTGTAATTCTGCTGGCTTAATAACTGGCTGACCTTCTACAGTTATTGTTGTATCAACAAAATCATCTGCTGTATATACACCATATGCTAATACTTTTAGACCATTTAATAAGCACTCATAAGCATAAACGTATGATCTTTCATTAGATCTTGCAATTGGCTGACCTTCTTCAACATAAGAATATTTTACAATATTATTATTGCCAAAATCTTTAGCAAAATCAGAGAAATTACCATATAATTTAAATTTCCCACTTAATTTTTCGCTTTTTGTAAAAACAGGAACAAATACCACATTATCAGTAATATCTAGTGCTGAACTAGATACAACTTCTCTTTCGTTAATATTAATTTGAGGCATTTAATTTAAATTCTCCTTTTCATCATTAATTTGAATTTCACCAGTACTAATCTTCCAATTCTTCATAAATGGTACACTGAATAAATATGCATCATCAATAAATAATTTAAGAGACATTCTAGTAAATTGACCAGCTATTAATCTCTCTGGAATATCAGAACTATCTGTAATCGTTGATTCTAATTGAATAGTAGAA